AAGTTGCCCACAGCTGGCTCAGCGGTCGCTTGGTCGATGCCTTGCCGAAGTGTCACGATAATGAGGTCATTCGTCGCCTTGAGTTGAGTAATCATTGCAGGCAAGGCGTCGTCTTCCGTCGCTGGGTCAACGGGTTGCATCGTGGCAAGTGTGGCTAACGTCGCCGGAGCTTTGGCGCCAAGGCTACGGATAATCTCGCCGATACCGTCGACGGCGTCGAAAAGTTCTTGGTAGGTGTCGCCTAAGAATTCGTGGTACTGCGGAAAGTCGGCGCCGGTGACATTCCAATGCGAAGCGTGCGCTTTGTAGTAGGCAAAGAGGGTCTGGGCGAGCAAGGTGCGAAGCGTGGTAATTAAGTCGTTCATTGTGTCTCCTATGGATTGAACTGTGCGAAGGCTTGGTCGGCGATGGTTTGCAAATCACCCCGCTGGTGCACAATGGCGGCGGCGTCCCTCGCCGTCTTCCATCGGTTTTTATGAATCTCGGCTTGTTGGTCGCCAACGACATACGGCGCATAGGACGCCGCCGACATCAGGACTGCGGTGTCGCCGTCAAGGTCAACCCGGTAGCTCCGGTTTAGTGTCTCGCTACCGTTGAGTCCGTTGCCAGTACCACGAAGATACGGGATACGCAGTTGTCCACGCTTCCACATCATCATCACAAAACGGCGCTGTTTCTCAGACTTCCACTTCATTGAGCCACGTGCCGGCGGTGGTGGCTTGTCTTCGTTGAGTTGCCCTTGGACAACGACGGCATAACCGAGGGTGACCGCTCGGCAGGCGTCGAGAATCGCTGCGGTAGAGATACGGTTGATGATTTCGATGTCGGTTTTAATCATGACTTCACCAAGCGAAGCGACGTATCACAGCGACAGTTCACGTGGGCCGGTGGGCCACCGGCGACCTCTGCGGGCCACTCATCTTCCGTCATGCCGTTGAGGTCGACCCCGTAGGCTTGACCAGTGCATATCGGGCAGACCTTCTCGTCGGCATCGGTATTCCATACACGAATCATGGTGATGCCCGCCTTGCCTAAGTACTGCTGATATTCGACCGTCGCTTGCGCAGCGGCGCGTGTCGTTTCGGTCACGGCGATCATCCGCGCCCGTGCAGGGTCTGACAATGGGCGCATCATGGCGGTCAAGTCGTCAATCGTCATGCCTGGCGTCGTGCGGTATGTTTCGATGATGGGCTTGATGCGGTCTGCGGTGGTTTGGTCAATCTTGGCGGTCGTCTTTGGCACGTAGTCGCTAAGCCAGTCGGTGACTCGCTCGGACTCTTCGTTGGTGTCCATGGGGATGTTGAACTGCGTGCCGAGCGTGTCGATGCGCTTCCCCATCTGCGTGGCTAGCTCGGCGTTTAGCACCGGCGCCACAACGTCTTTTAATGTGGGGTCGACGGTCTTGCCCTGCGTGATTGCCCGAGCCCACGCTTGGCCACGCTTGGCTAATTCCGGTGCGATGGCGTTGTATATCCGTCGTTCGTCCGGGGTCATATCGTCGACGGCTTTGACTTCGGCGACGACGTTGACCACGTCGGACACCGTTGAGTCGGGGCTAAGCCGAGCCATCACCGACTTGATTTCGTCGGCGGTGATAACGTCGGAGGTGAAAGAGCAGCGAGGGTCACGCCCCGACTTAATGCGCCGCTCTAATTTTTTTGACAGTAACGCCCAGTCAACACTGCGGGCGGCAATGGGTACGGCTTGGGCTGGCTCATTGCTTGCCGTCGGTTCCACGTTGTCGCCCACTTCGGTCGGCAATGGCACGGCTTCGGGTTGCATCGTCTCGGGCCCGGTCATCGCTAAGGTCTCATCGATGTTCTTATAGCCCAGCGTCTGCATTGCGCCACGAAGCGGAATCCCTGCTTGAACAAGGAGTTTCAACGAGCCAGCGCGGGCGGCTTCGTCGGCTTGCATGACGTCGAGTGCGTCAGGGTGATAGACAAGTTCATAGCCAATCGGGTCGAAGAGCTGCGTATTGATGACGTGTTCATAAAGCCCAAGCCGTGGCACGATGGTTTCACGCCAAAAGCTTTGTCGGTCGCTGTCGGCCGTTGCATAGTTGGCGGCGCTGGCTTCGAGCATCGTCCGAGGGACACCGAGCGTCATGCTGATGGTCGTAATGACCCGCTCTTGAAGCTCAGGGAGCATGAGGTCTTTGATCGGCGGCGTAATAACCGTTGCCTTGATTTCGGGTGAGCGCACGAAGGCGGTGCGAAAAGCATTGACCACTCCACTAAATTTCCCCCATTCCCCTTTGAATCTTTGGAACTCCGCTTCGTCCATATTCTCCGGTAAGTTCATAATGGTCACCGGTTGCGCACCGCCTTCAAAGAAGTGGGAGGCGAAGCGTTCCAAGTAGTGGGCAAGTTGCGCACTCTGTAAGGCAACGCGCGCCGGCGCAAGACCGGGGCCAATTTCGTCGGTCATCGATGGCTCACGAAAGTAGACGACGTCGTCAACAGACCACGGGCCAAAGGTGACGCCACGGAACTGCTGGGTAAACGTAATCCCGGCGTAGGGATTCCCTGCCACCGCTTGGCTGGCATCGAACTTGACCATAACCGTCTGCGGATTTAGGGCTTGAAACCCCGTCAACACGTTGCCCTTTTTGAGTTTGAGCCAAAACGCCGACCCGGTCAGTAGCAACGCCCGCTCGGTTTCTTTGATGAGCTGATTAAAACTTTGTGTCCATGGCCATTCGACTTCGGTGTCGCCGCGGTTGATACGGTACGGCACGGAGCTGATGGCGTCGCACCGTAGATTAACAGCACGGTACAACATCGGCACCGAGTTATAGGCGTCGATGGTTGAGGTTAACGCCTCACCGTTACGAAGGGCATCAACCCAGCCCGGATATCCAACAATAGGCATTACGCAAACCCCCATGTTACTCTTGGCTTCGCCATCATCGCCACAGCGCCCGAGGCGGCGTCTACGTAATCGTCATGCGCTGATGAGGGAAAGCCTACGACCTCGTCGATGAATTGCCGATTCCATGCGCCGGCGACTAAGCGCACCTTGCTACCCTCAGCCCGCGCCGCCCATGGCATCGCCCGACTTTGTTTGTCTTTGTCCACTCTGATTCCTTTGAGGGTCACGCCGGATATCTCCGGCATCCGGCGCAGTTCCTGAATTGCCGCCAAGCCGTGGATGGCTTCTTCGATGCCGACCTGCGTCCCGACCTCGCTGTGCATCGTGGAGACAATGACTTTGCGCACGTCCGGCCATTCCGCCTTGAGATGGATTCCGCCGTCAAGGTAGACCACGCCGTCATCGCCAAGCGCCGCACGGATTGAGGCGGTGTAGTCTGCGCTCGTCTTGGTCGAGGCGGCTAAGTCCCAATACCGAAACCACTTGAGTCCTTCGGGCGCACGAGGCACGACGCCGAGCCAGTGACGTTGAAACATTGCGCCGATGGGGTCAATGAATTGCCCGTCGACTTCTTGGCGGTACATCTCGCTTGTCATTGACTGCCGAAGTGTCTCGATGAAGTGACTCGGCAAGAACGGATTATCCGTGGATTTGGCTTGGGTAATCGTGTAGTCTTCGCCGCCACTTTGCCACACGTCGTATAGCCAATTCTTGCCACGTGGGGTCGTGGTGACCCACGCCCGACCCGGGGCACGGCGAAGAGTGGCAATGGATGTCGGCCATGTATCTTCGGTCATCATTGCCGCCTCGTCTAACCAAAGCCACGAGGCGTTCGCACCACGAAGGGCGTCGGGATTGTCGGCACTGCGAAAGATGATGGTGCGGTCACCAAGGAGGCGCAGTTCTTTGTCGCTTTTATTCCACGACGTGGCAATGCCAGCCGACGCCACAAGACTCAGGATGGTCTCCATGGCCCCAAGCTTCAGCATCGGGTACGTCGGTGCAATGATGAGGCCAAGCGATCCCTCCGGTTGACGCAATGCTTCGACGGCGCCGGCTCGCGTTTTGCCTGAGCCACGCCCACCGATGAACATACGAAACCGTGACGCATCACTCCAAAACCGGCGTTGCGCTTTGGTCTGCGTCGTGTGGCGTATCGTCACCGGTGGGAAGACTGAGGTCGATGATGTAGTTGGTAGGGGTACTGCTGGAATGAACATTGTATGACTCACGGTAGCTCGGGTCGAGCTTCTTTAGCAGGAACATGACCATCGTTGGATTGGTTGGCGCCATGCGGTAGGCGATGTCTTCCAAGTACTCGAGGCGCTTGGCTTTGCCGACTTCGCGGGCCCGTTGTAATTGCTCAGCGAATTCCGGGTCTTGCTGTGCGTAACGCCACATGGTCTTTTTGTCGACGCCGACTTTTTCACAGGCGAGCCCCGTCATCCCAATCTCAGCAACGGCTTCGAGCAGGTCGGCAAACTTCAGTTTGACAACGTCAATCTTTTGTCGTGGTGTTGCCATTGCCGATTGCCTCGTAGGTCATGAAGCGGAGGATCATGTTGACGATGGTCAGCGCAGCGGTGAGCTGGGGATAAATGCCGACAAGCTCGGGCCACTGCGTGAGAGCGCCGATGATGACAGCGAGTAAGGCGAAGACGTTAAACCAAAGCGTCCGAGATTCATACCACGGTTTCATCGTTATTTCTCCATTAATCTGAGTGCAATAGGCACGACTACGCTAGCCAACACTAAGCCTCCATAGAGTCGGTTGATGTGGTCTTCTAACTTTGATACCCGTGCCTCAATCATGTCGAAGCGTAGGGCGCCATCGTCCAAACGTTTGGCGATGTACTTGATGTCTTTGCCTATCTCTGCGATGGCGACGTCAACGTTTTGGGGCGGGGTGGTCATCCTGTTACTCCCATGTGTAAACTTAGTAACTGCCAAAAGATGTCCCACGGGAAAGCATAGGGGTCGTATTTTCCCTGCGTATCAATTCCGGCGTGTGGCGTAATCATCTGAATACTTGGGAACTTCTTGAGCCAGATGGCAACTTGTTCGGCGACGCTGTCCACTTGTTCATGCGGATACGGATCGGGCACCGTTTTACTACCGCTGTTCATAATCTCGATACCCAGCGACATCCCGTTTGGACTACGATTCCCTAAGCTGCCGACGGTGCTGTAGCCGACGTGGTAGGCGATGCGCTCATCGATGACCATGCGCGTCCGTCGTCCGTCCTTGGCAATAATGACGTGAATCGATACGCCACGAGGGTTACTTTGTAAATACGCTATCTGACTTTGTGGTGTCCCAGCCGAGCCGGTGTGATGCAAGACGATGACTTCGGGTGGCATCGGTCGGACACCGCCTTGACTGAGGGCTGGCACAATATCGACGGGATATGGCATAGAAAATTCCTCCCTTACTTCTATTGTCAGGGGGGTGTCAAGGGCAAAGCAAAGCCCCCACGATGATGGCGCGTCGTGAGGGCTTCGGTATGGGAGTCAGGGACCATGCAAGAGTTAGTATATCACAGTTTGACGACGCGCTTGATGTAGCTGGCTAAGTCGTTGAGGTAGTCCTGCACCTGTTGAATCGATGACTTCCCCGCAATGAACCCCATGCGAATTTGGTAGTTGGCGTCCCAGACTTTCGCCCACACAAGGTCGGCGACTTGGTTTGGCGTGAGGAGCTGATTGATTTGGTTTTGCAACGTCGCCACTTGTTGCTCCAATGCAGTAATGCGCGCTTTTAATTTTTGCGTATTATCCATTGCGCCGTTCGCCGTGTCCTTGGCGTTGTTGGCAATGGACGCGGCGTTGTTGGCGGCGTTGTCTGCCGCAGTCACGCTTTGCTTGACGGCGTTAAGCGCAGACTCATCCACGTTGACCACGGTGCTAGACGGCGTATCACTGGGGTCAATGTAGCCACTGATCGGCTGATACCATTGCTGGCCGTTGCTGTCAACGTAGCCCAAATAAAGTTGCTTATTGAGAATAACCAATGAACCAGCGGTGCCGGGGATAAACCATACAATTTGTGGTTGGCCGCCCCTGACGGTACGAACCACGTGCGGCCCCCAAGGCCCACCGGCAACGGTGCTACACACGGTGACCTGAAACGTCGTGCCCGTTTTGTCAATCACAAATGAGCATCCACTTGCGGCGTATGAACTATTGATCATTGGTAATGGCGTTGGTGGTTGTGTCATCGGATAATCCCCTTTACTCTGCGCGTCATCTTATTATACTCGCTATGCGTCATCGCTCCACCTTGGGCAACGTGATGCCACGCTGTCCCTGATATTTGCCGCCTTTGTCTGCATAGTTTTTGGCAGCGGGCCGACCACGAAAAAACAAGACCTGGGCGATGCCTTCATTGGCATAGACACGGATTGGCAGCGGGGCGGTGTTGCTTAGCTCAATCGTCACGTGACCCTCCCAGCCCGGCTCGAGGGGTGTCGTGTTGACGATGAGCCCACAGCGGGCATACGTTGACTTGCCGACGACGACACACAGCACGTCTTTGGGAATACGGAAGTACTCGAGGGATCGGCAGAGCACGAACTCATTCGGCGGTATCTTAAAATGCGGTGCCACGGTGGCGGTCATGAGTTCATGGAGGTTGCCCCGCTTCGGGTCGATGACGCGGGCCGAATCGTGGTTAAAGTATTG